TGGCGTTACAATTGCGTACTATTGAAGATACCAACAACCAAATCCGTTTATTGTGGGTCGATTATATTCCTCAGTTGGATACTGCAGGTGCGTATTCGTATCATCGTATGCCATTGAAGGACTACCATATTAAGATGAAAATTGTGTCTAGTTTGAAGTATCAGAATCAAACTACATCAGGTTTAACCAGTGAAGATGTTGAACGTGTTGATGTTACTCCTTTGGAAGGGAAGTTGTACACTGGTCGTGGATCAGGTACTGATGCGGTAAGTAACAATGTTAGTTTCAATGATCAGCAGTTGTACGCTGATGAAGCAGATGGTTCAATTGAATATGCATGGACTGTTGGTTCACCTGCGAATTGGCTGAAAGAGCCACCCCCAGCCAAGGATTTGTTGCATATTAAAACTTGTCAGTATCAATCCATTGATGCTGGACAGATTGTTAAACATCAGTTGGTTCATAGTCATAATATGAAGGTCAATGATTACCTTGGTATGATATTTGGCCGCGATCTTAATGTTGGTTTGAGCAAAGTTATTCATCGTTTTGGCAAGTTTGCTATATTTGGATTGGAGAAGTGTATATACAATCCTGAGGAGAATCCTCAATTAAAGTTGGTATGGGAAATTAACCAGTACTTTAAAGCTTCTTCGTATACTTCAAAGAAGCATCCTACTGCTCATGTTGTTACTGCTAGTGGTTAATATATTCTCATAGGTAAGTAAATAAAGTAAAAGCGTCGTCTTATAGCGGCTGCAAGTACTGGATCATCAAACAGTTGTTCGGGAGTGTAATTAGAAGTTACAATAAAGTGCTTTGGCCTGATTTGGATGGAGGAACCCTTGCATTCAGCCATAAACGCATATTTGTCAGCCCAGATTTTGAGGTAATGTCCAAGTACTTTGCAATCCAAGTCGTCAAGTAGAACGGAAGTTTCGCCTTGATAGCCATCCCACCATTTGTTCTGTGCTTTTAGGTAAAGAGAGGTTCCATAGTTAGCACGAGCATAATGGGATTTACCAGTACCAGGTGGTCCATGAATCCAAATACCAGCTACACCCGAGAGGTCATTTGGTTTAGACATATTATCCATAGCAATAGATTTCAGCGTCCTATAGTACTTGATGTATACATCAGCCGGGCAGTCGTCCAGTCGCCCCTGCTTTGCTGCGAGTTTGGCGGCGTCCCAGTCTGTCTTGGAGTTTCGCTGGAATGGTTTGGATCCAAGTTCGAAGCGGGTTCCCTCGACGGCTGTGTCATCCTTAAAGACATAAGCCTCTGCTGCCTCTGAACGAGAGGGCTCTGCAAAAGTTCGGTTTCCAAAGAGCTTCTTGATTGCTGCCAGTCTGACAGCTCGTTTAAACGAGACGAATAGCTGCCAATGGGGCCTATTTGTAGTGGCACCAATCTCCTTCTGCCCACGAAGCCACGCAATTGTGGAGTATGGTCCCAAAAGTCCAGCTGGGCGGACCCAGGATTCACCAGTGTCGGAGTCATTGATGGTAAGTAACCAGTGTCTTGCTTGTGCTGCTGCTGCTGTTGTGTTTGCCATTGTAATCCCATAATGTTGGATGAAATGGTTCAGAAATGACCTGGTTTATATAGATTTTGAGTGTCGTTCCAAACAGGATCCCCCTGAAAATTTGTAGCCAAATTTGGACACGAATATATTTACTCCTGAAGGTTAAGGTTAAGGTTACCCGTTACTGCCGGGCACCATGTTGCTTGCAATATGGTCGGCAGTAACTCTGGGGGGGACCCCGAGCGATTTTATGAGCGAGAGGGGGGGCTTGCCCATAATGTCGTAGCGGAGGGTCCTTGGCCCCGACGCTTAAGACTGCGCTAGAGTTTTTTTTTACAAAAACTGCGCTACAACTGCCGATCTAGTTTCACTCCCCGGCGGGACGTCGGAATATTACATACTAGATCGGCATCCCACGTCCCAAAACATTAAAAAATAAAAATGAGTTATGACAGATTCAATCGACGGTTCATGTCAATTTACCAGCCAGTGCGTGGAATCCAGAGAGCTATGCCCGGGTTGTTGTCTGAAGTGGCCCCGGCTATTGCTTATACTGCTGGTCGTCGGTTGTATAGTAATCTCCGGCAGCGCATGCGCAATTTTAGGAATAGTCCCTATGGGAGAGCTGTTCCAGGTGCTTTAGCTGCAAGTATAGCAGCAAATTTAAATCGTAGACGAGCTGCGAATGAAAACGTTTCTCCAGAAATAAATATTAATTCAGAAATGCCACCTGTAACTCGTCGTAATACACTTCCTGTAACTCCGCAAACAAGAGGAAGAAGCAGAACTAGAGGTACTAGTTCAAATCGTAGTTCTTCTAGAGGTAGAGTCGCAATGTTGATTGACTCTTCAAGAAGTCGGAGCCGTAGTCGTGCTCGTTCCATGGTTGCTGTGAGCAATCGTAGTAGTGCTAAAGCTGGTTCAATTGCGTTGACGAAGACGTCAAAGAAGAAAAAGAACCAGGTTGCTAAGAAGAAATTTAGTGGTGTTACACATTCGTTTGAAAGTTACGGAACTATTAGTGGTCTAAATTCTGTATATATTGGGCATGCGACTTCAACTACTCGTCGTATGCTTGATCTGATTGTACGTTGTATTATTAAGGATTTAGCTATCGCTATTGGTATGGATACTGCTGATTTTACGACAGCAACTGCCTTTACTGGAATTGATAGTTTTCGATTGGGTTATACAGATAATGCTCAATCGACTCCTGCGTTGATTAGTTTTTCTCCAGTTGCTGGTGGTTATACCCTAGAGTCAATTGTAGTTGGCTTGGCGTTACAATTGCGTACTATTGAAGATACCAACAACCAAATCCGTTTATTGTGGGTCGATTATATTCCTCAGTTGGATACTGCAGGTGCGTATTCGTATCATCGTATGCCATTGAAGGA